GCTGAAATACCGGCTGTTGCTCCTGACTTGATTTGATTGGTTCCAGTTTCATGTTCAAAATAAGTTGTCACGCCATCGGTGTTTCCAACGGTCGAGTCGCTTGTTGCTGAGGAATCGTATTCCGTTCCGTGTGGCTTTCCAAATATAGCAGAATCAGACCATGCAGATCTTGCCAGTGAACTAGTGGTCCAGACGGGTCTTTCTGCAGTCGAGTCCATATAGTTATAAGTGACCGATCGATTGTTCGAAGCGGCACCACTACCTGGATAGAACCAGGTAACTTCACCAAATAGATTATTCAATCCTGCATAAATATGTTGTTTAGGAGTTGTGTTAATATCATCATAAACATAATCTTCAACGAGGCACGGTAACGATTCCAGTTTACCAGTATATCTAAAGAAACCGTTTTCAGACATCCAGTAAGCAGATCCGTCAACTTCGACGGCTGCATTTTTACCAATGAGTCCGCAACCGGTTCCAACCTGTTGAAAAGAAAACACAAAAGGAGCGCCAACAAATCTCATAATAAATAAAGCTGCATCAGTCCAGACATAAATTGCATCACGTCCCCTAATAGCCGCTACGATCCGTGTTCCGTCGGCCAGTCTTTGTGTGCCGGCAGTGTTGGTTGCCGATGGAGCGTACGAGGTTGAAGCGTCAATGCTTTCCTGGTCCGACCATCTAATGTACATATCGTCCTGTGTTGATGTAGTTCCAATGGTTGTCTCTGTTCCAAAAAATACTAAGTGTCTATCGGGGGTTGAAACTAATGTGTGTGCTGTAGCTGTTGGAGCGTTGGCAACGATTGTGGCTCGTGTGTCCGTTGCAGCATCTGCATCAGAATCCCATTCAAAGGTTGCACCATCAAATATGGTTGCAATGAGTTTATTTCCAAAATTGTCCAGGGACCATAGACCTGGCGCAATAATAACATCACCACTTACAGCTGCACCCCATTGAATATAGTCCGATGCATTGGTTACTGTTGCTCCATCTGAGTGAGATGCAGCTGTTGTATTATATTTAGCTCGAGTAATTTCTGATATAACGTCTGTACTAGTATTGTTAGCGGTATAAGATATAAGTTCGCTACCAAGTAAAAGATCACCTGAAGAAGGAAAACCATCTGAACTGTCAAGCGTTAAACTAGTAGCAGAAGCATTGATGGCGCCATCGAGAGTTCCTGTTACTTCTCCAGAAACAGTACCCCCCCATTGTCCTAAACCCCAACCAGATCCCTTAGATTCAAGGGCAGGACCTATAGAGTAATAATGTTTAACCCTTATGCCTCCGGATGTAGACGCTCCCGATCCGCTTTCATTGGACCCCATTTCAATGGTAAGTGTTGTCGCCGTTGGAACAGTTGTCACCATAAAAGTAGTATCGTCAAAATCATCAGAGTCAAAATCAGAATTAGTAATGGATGTAAAATTATCTAAACGAATAATATCGTATTTAACTATACCATGAGCAGATGCAAACGTGATCGTGACTGTAGCATCGCTTTGTGTTGTTGTAAAAGCACTCGTTAAAGTGTTGGTGCTTTTAAGAGGAGTGATATCAGAAAAAATGCCCCCAGAATAAACATAAAGAATTCTATTGGTGCCAATAGCTGCGTACTTTACGCCGCTAGCATTGACAAAATGATGAAGCGCAGTGTTTCTTCCTGTAAGAGTACTGTCTCCAAGTTGTGACCAGCCTCCTATTTTTTCAGGAGTTCCATATCTGAATCTAACATAGTCGCCTCCCACCCACTGGCCTTCTCCGCCTGTCGGTGTGACTTGTTTGTTAAATCCAGGTGCAAATTGTAGTTTTTGTAGCATAAAAATCCGTTTTTTACAATTATACTATATCTTAAATGAGATCAACTATCTTTGAGAAAACTATGGCTTTGTCGGCCATGTAACGTTCTCAACATCTTCAACAGTTGATAAACCACTCGGCAAATCTCTAAGATTTTGTCTGTAAGTAGTCATATCTTCTGATATGGTTACATCTGACAAAGCATAGAAATCCGTTGCCGATAAAAGCTGAGTTCTTCGTTGCCTTAAATCTGCAATCTTACGATCAAAAGCACCAGCTTCCCAAGCCGCTTCTTCTGCATCTCTTGCAGTTTCTTCGTCTGCTGTGAACTGAACCTTGTTTCCGTTTATGTTATGGTATCTTGGCATTGTTTCCTCCTTATTTTATGTAATTCCGTAAAGTGATATGGTTCCAGCATCTATGTTGCCAGATGACATTTTAAATTGAATAGCATCTACGGCACTTGTAGTATTAAAATATCCAGCTGCAAAATTTTGATAATTATAATCTGCTGTATTTAATGTTGATGCTCTATGTATAAAACTCTTTACAAATGTTGTGTTGCCAGGATCAAACAAATGTAAAATACCTGAACCAGCTTCATCATTACCTGTTCCTGTGCCATGTAATATATTTTGAAAATTAGTTGTTTGTGCTTGGTCGTGACCAGCTTGATAAGCTAAACTAGTTTCAGAATCATTTTCTGCGTGATAACTTAATACATAAGATGATGTTAAAGTCGTATCATAATTTGACCCACCATCAGTTGATGCTTGAAAAGTTAAGTGTGCTTCGTCTACTGATGGATGAATATTTATAAATTTAAATACATATTCTTTATATGTACTATCTAAAACTACATCATCAGTTCCATCAACGAAAGATAAATCTGAATCAGCAGAAGCCGTAAGAGTTTTAATTAAAGTCCATGCTCCTCCGCCAGCTTCAGGTGCTTTAATTAATCCTCCATGCCTACCAACGTTCTGTGCTATAATTCCACTCATTAACTATCTCCTAATCCGTACATTTTAAAAGTTCCAGCGTCTATATTTCCTGAGTTCATTTTAAATTGAACTCCATCAATAGCAGCTGTAGTATTACAATAACCACCAATATAACCTTGACCACTTGCTACTGGATTTGCAACAACAGCCAGCCTACCTATAAAATGTTTAACAAATGTTGTGCTTGACGGAGAAAAGAGGAAAAGTTCGCCACTAGAAGCAGCATCATCTACATTTGAAACATTTTGGTAAAAAAAAGCTTGATCTCCAGTAGATTCAGCTAAATCACCACCAGTTTCATATTGAAGCCAAGTTTGATTATCTGCTTCATTATGCGAACAAGAATAATGAGTTGTTGTTTTAGTAGCATCATAAGCTGTTGACCCATCTCTAAAATTTACCTGTGGTTTAGTATTGTTTGATGAAACATGGAGATTAATAATTTTAAATAAATAAATAGGATATGTACTGTCAATACCACTATCAAATTCAATAGTGCTATCAGAAGAAGCAGTTATGGTTTCAATCAATGTCCAAGCTCCACCACCAGCCGCCGCAGCTTTAACTAGACCTGAAGTTCTTCCTACGTTTTGTGAAATAATACCACTCATGATGAAACCCCATAAAGGCAAATGTCGCCAGCATCTATGTTTCCTGTACTCATTGAAAACTGAACTGCATCAACCGCACTTGTTGTATTACAATATCCACTCACATTATTAGTATTATAATAATCACCATCTGTAAAACCACCAGCAGTTGATATAAATTGTTTTACAAAAGTTGTATTACTAGGATCAAATAAATGCATATATCCAGCACCCCCAGCATCATTATCACTACTAAAAGATAAACCTAAAGGTTGTGCACCCGTTCCTTGGGCTAGATCATAACTAGCTTGATAAGACAAACTTGTAGAGTCTCCAGCTTCATTGTGAGAAGCAAAGAAATAAATTGTAGTCTTTGTAACATTATAGTTGCTTCCAGTATCTTCGCTAAAATTCACTTGAAAATTTGCCTGTGCTGATGCGTGAATATTCTTAAACGTAAAGAAATAGGTCTTATAAGTGCTGTCCAGAACGACATCATCTGTTCCATTTACAAAGGATAAATCACTAGATGCAGAAGCAGTTAACTTTTTGATAAAATTCCACACACCTCCACCTTCAGGAGATTTGATTAACCCAGAACCACCAAGTGTATTCTGTGCAATAATTCCACTCATAAATATTCCTATAATGTTTGTAATAAATAGCTAACACACACATCAATATCAGATGAATCGCCTGTAATTATTGATAAATGATCTGTTGCTTCCATTACAAACTTTCCTGTGTGTTCGAAAGTTTCGTTAGCACCAAGAGCCTGTGTGTGATAAATATATGTATCACTTCCACCGCCTCCATCATCAATCA